GAGACTCGCGGCTGTCGAGCCGACGGTCGGGTCGGCGTTGACGCCCGGCGCGCCGAGATAGCCCGGTATGCCCCGCACGGCCTCCTCTTCCGCCGGCACGGTGGTCTTCAGGCCGCGATTGGTGAGCGCCTGGCCCTGGCTCTGCAGCCACAGCATATTGGCCTTCGCCTGCGCCTCCGGGCCCATCGAGGACGCCAGGCCGCCCAGGACGTTGCCGAGGGTGCTGCCGGTCTGACCGCCGTCATTCACATAAATGCCTGGCGTTTTAACCTCCTATAGCTGCAAATCTACCCGTTGGGTGATAAAGTTGTTTCGCTTTATCACGAACACCTGCCGCTTCTTCTCTGGTTGCATAACATCCAAGAGAAACTCTTTTATTGGCTGATATAATTGTCGCCCGCCAACGGCTATTGGAAAGCTGTTTAACGCCAGTAAAACCACTTGTATTATCGCATCGGCGTTTCTTGTTTTGCGAGTTCTGCACGTGCGTGACCTCACGCAGATTAATCAAACGATTGTCCGCAGGGTCACCATTCACATGGTCAATTTCAGGATTCGGCCAGCATTCATATGTTATAGCCCAAATCAGTCTATGCATAAGAACAGTATGTTTTTTCCCTAACAGGGAAATTTGCACGTAACAACGTCCACGAGGACTCACCGATCCCGCAGATTTGCCTGCCCATTTAGCATTCCACGTCTTATGACCTTTAACGGAAACAAAATGCTCTCGCGGCCTTTCACGCCACTTTAACGCTCCAATTTCTGAATCGTAATCCAGCGCCTGTTTAAGCACCTTAATTTCCATACAATCACCCTGTCTTTTTCATTTGGCTTCCGAATGCTGAACCAGCGACATTGGCTAAAGAACTAGCAACACTACCCGCGATATTACTTCCCATCTGATATTGAATCGGCTGAATGTTCTGCGCGATGCCGAGGGTGCGCGCGTCGCCGGTGCGCTCGTCGCTGGCCAGGCCGATCGTGTCGCCGGCGTTGGCCAGCGCCGTCCCGGCCACGTCGCCGGCGGCGCCGACCCCGCCGCCGTACGAGGAGAGGCCGGCCAGGGCCTGGATGCGCCCCTGCGCATCGCGCGCCGCGTTGGTCACCCGCTTGGAGATGTCGGAGGTGATCGCCGTGTCGGACGGGTCGAGGCCCAGCACCGACGTGTTGGCGTCCGGCGCCGCCGGCGTGCCAGACAGGAATTGCGTGGTCAGGTCGGCCTGCTTGGTTTGCTGCACCGCCTGCTGGTTCTGCGGGCTGATTTGTTGCAACGCCGTCTGTCGCGCCGCGTCGGCTTTCTGGCGCGCGGTCTCGTCCAGCGCCGCAGCCCTCTGGGACGCGGCCTGCTGCGTCGCGACCCAATCGGCGTTGGCCTTGCGCTGCGCGTCCAGCGTCGCCTGCTGGCCCATGTAACTGACGCCAGCGGAGGCGGCGCTGCCGACGGCGCTGATCACTCCGATGGCGAGCGGCGTGCACATGGGCGCGTCCTCAACTGATCAGCGGCTTGCCGCTGCCCGAACTCGCGGGCGCGACCGGCGCGGTCGTTCCGCCAGGGGTGAGCGGGTAGGGGTTGTAAGGGCTGGCGTAGTTCGAGGCGAAAGAGGTCGCGCCGACCAAGGCCGGGGTGAACAGGGACACCATCGGCGTCAGGGTCGGGGTCTGCAATTGCGAGGCTTTGGCCGACGATTGCGCCAGATTAGCCGCGAGGGTGGGGTCTTCGGTCGAGTAAAGCTGATTGAGCGCTGACTCCTTTTCGGACTGGATCTGCTGCTTGAGCTGGCCGGTGACGTCCTCGGCCTTCGACTTGATCCCGGCCTGCGCCAAGGTGTCCTGGTAGCCGAGGTCGCCAAACTTCTCGCCCGTGGTCGAGGAGGTCGACAGGCCGGCGTTGGCTAAATTGTACAAGAGACTTTGCTTGGCTTGGGCATATTGCCGGGTCTCGTCGGGCAGGTAGTAGTCGAGATATTTCTGTTTGTAGGCGTTGTAATAATCATCGCCAAAACCGCCCGTGCGCTGTCCGGTGTCGACGCTGGTGGTGTAATTCAGCGGGTCGCCCTTTCGGTAGATCTTGCCGTCCGGGCCCTGGATGGCGAAGCCGCCTCCTGCACCTGGAGCGCCTGCAGCGGCGGTCGGCGACCCCCGGCCGACGACGCTGACGGCCCCGTGGCCGCCGGTTTGGGACGTGATGTCGTTGGGGCCAGCCAGCGCGCCGCCGGTGTATTGCCCGTAATCGGGCGCCCGCTGGCTCCCGGCGGTGACGGCCGCGCCAGGCGCCGTGGACGCCTGTCCCGGCACGCTGATCACCTTGTAGCCGCTCGGCAGGCTCGGGTCTGAGATCGTCGTCCCGAAAGCGTTCGCGCCGGTCGCGCGGGTCGCGGTCGGGTTGAACTTCGACCAATCATAAGCGTTGGTCTGGTTCGCCATCACCGGCTGGCCATTGAAGATCTGGTCGATCAGTGTCTTGCCCTGCTCGAGCCGCTGCTGCCGGAGGGCCTCCTTGGCGTCGGCCTGCGCCGCCTGCTGCTTCTCGAAATCGACCGCATCGGTATTGCTGGGCGCTGATCCCGACATCGCTAAAGCCCTTTGATGAACGCGCCGCCCATCGACTCGAAACCGGCGGCGGGAAACAAGGCGCATAAAGCCGTGTTGGGCGGCGGCACGGTGGCGAGGAAAGCGCAGGCGCCCTCGGCCTTCGCCTGCTTGCAGGCCAGATGCAGCAAGACACTGGCGACGCTGCGACCCCGCCCACGCTGGCGGTAGTCCGGCGCAACAAAAATCACCCACATGTAAGCGAAGGGCTCGGCGCCAAACACGCGCTCCAGTCGATACGCAATCAAACCGACCGATTCACCGTGGTCTTCCGCCACGATGAACGGTGACGCATCGGTTGCGACCTGGCGAGTGACCACCTGCACGGCGTGGTGAAGATCGAAATCGGTGAACCGATCGAAGCCGACTTCGCTGAAGAACGCCGCGCCGAACCGCGTCAGCAGAGGCTCGACGTCAGCGACCTTACCGACGCGAAAACTCACCTGATCGGTCCGGTCGGGATCAATGCGTTCGACTTGCGTCATGCCCAACCACCCGAGCCCAGAGGACAAAGTCCTGGCGCCCCTGGCCGAATTGGGCGATCACGGCCTCGCGTTGGAACCCGAGCATGGCGAGCCAGCGATCGACGTCGGTGTGACCTTCGATCGCCTTGCACTCGAGACGGTGCACGCGCTCACGGTCGAGCGCCGGCAAAATAACGCGTTTAACCGTGCGCGTCACCTCCAGCGCCACCCCACTCCAGCGATCGGTGCCGAACATCCAACCATTCGCCAGGCCCGGCCAAATGAACACCACGCCGCCGATCACCGCCGGTTCGCCAGTCGTCAGCCGCGCCTCAAACCTTAAGCCCGGCGTCGTCCAGATCTCCTGGCACACCGCGTCGATGTCACCATTGAACACGGTCGCGGTCACCTCCTCCCAGTCCTTGTCACGCAAGTGCGTCATCACCCAGCCCAAGCCCTCGGGGGTCAGGTCCTGGATCAATCGGTCGACCCGTCCTGGTACATCACCGTCACGTAGCCGAGCTTGGCCTGGCTGGCGTCGGTGGTGCGGAAGCGCAGTGAAATGTGGGTCGCCATCTCCGGCATGGTCATGGTCTGGTCCATGAAGGTCGAGCCGGTGAAGGTCGCAACAACCTCTTCAGTCGCCTGATTGTTGACGTCACAGCCAGCGCTCAGCGTCCACGTCCCTTCCGCGCCGACATCGAAAGCCTGGTATATTTTCATCTTCGACGGGTTCTCGAAACTGAGCGCCGGCGTGACCACCTCGGCTTGCGTCGAATCGTAGGTCAAGAGCTGATCGCCGCCATACTGGTAAATGACGCCGTCACTGCCGCGCATCATCACATACGGGTCAGAAACGCAGGTCTCATTGAATTGGAACGCCGCGTCGAATTGCGCCCAGGCGGTGATCGCCGGCTCCTGAAAGGTCGACAGCACGAGAATCCGATCGGGCAGCATCATGAATAGCCGCCCTGAACGCGGCTGCACCAGGCACCGCGCGCCGGCAAACCAACCCGGGCCGTTCGCCACCATGAGCTGCTGGATCAAGGCGTCGACCGGCGTGCCGACGTCCGTCGTTCCGGCCGTCAGACTGAGGTTCTGCACCCGCAGCGAACGAATGCCGTAGGCCGACAAATACATCACGTCGCCATTACCAAAAGAGTGCAGGGCGTTGGCACCGAGCAGGCCGGTCGAGCGCAGCAGACCGCGAAACTGGTTCTGCGCCGGGTCGGCGTTCACCGACCAAAACTGGGTCGACAACTTACTGAAAATGGCCAGTTGATTGTTGAACACTTCCAGGCCGACCAAGACCGTCGAATCCGCGTCCTGCGCCGACAGGTCGACATAGCCCTGGCCGGCGTTGTTGGCCGGCACCGGATCCGGCGTCCATAAAGCGGGGTTGTTGATCGCCGAATAGCGCAGGATGCGGCCGTCAACGCCATAGACCTTGGTGCCAAAAGTGCGCACCGACGACGCGGTCGCCAGCGCGTCCGAGACATAGACCTGGTTGTAATAGTGCCAGTAGCGCGTGACGCCCTGCAGCACGATGTAGAACTGACCGTTGAACAGGTCCCAGTCGGCGACCCGCACGATCGTCTCGCCGTACGGTAACGCAATGATCCCGGGCGCCGACGCGGTCGGCGCCGTGATCGCCGAGGCGCCATTCACTACGACGTAGGTCACGCCGTCGCGCGACATCAAGCCGATCGATCCCGCGGTGGCGGTGCGCCAGGTGGTAAACGCCGCCCGCTTTTCGATCTCGGCCCCGGCGGTGACGAAGGCGTTGCGCAGCAGGCGCAGCGATCCCGCCGGCGCGGTCGCATACATCTTGCGCAGGTCGAGGCCCTGCTTGAAGTCCTGGATGGCGTACGCCGGAATGGAAAAACCTCCTCGGCGTCAAGCCGTCACCGGGCCGACCACGTTCGATGGCGCGCTCGCAGCGCCGTTGGCGTTGGTCGCGGTCACCACGCAGCTCAGCATGGTCCCGACATCGCCAGCGACCAAGGCGTGCGTGGCGGCGGTCGCGCCAGCAATAGGCGTGACGCCGCGCTGCCATTGGTAGGTGAACGTCGGCGCCCCGGTCCAACTTCCGGGCGTGCACGTCGCGACCCCCGTCGCGGCAACGGACAGGGACGTCGTGGTGACATTCGGGATGCCGGCGGCGCCCGGCGCGACATATGGCGTCGCCCGCGGCATCTTGGCCCGCACGGTGGAGAGGGGATGCTGAGCGGCGTAAGCCGAACCGTATGTGTCAGACATGGGCGATCCTCAAGGTCCGGGGATGTAATCGATGTACGGCGTCGCGCCTGACATGTAGGTCGGCTGGCCCTTCGCGCCTTGGCCCATCGCCGTGATGTCGCGTTTGTTGGCCCCTGACTTACCAAGCAAGCGCCGGATGTAGGCCTGCGCCTTGTTGCCTTTCAGCGCGCCAGTCTCGCTCTTCTGCGCCCCAAGCAGCTCCGCCGCGACGGTGAGGACGATCGCGGTCGAATCGATCAGGCACTGGTCGGCGTCGACCTTAAGCGGATTCAAAGGCGATTGCCCGAGCCAGCGCAGGTTGGCTTGCAGGCTCGGGATCGGCCACACTTGCGCCTGGCCGGCATAATCGGTGAGGCCAGTCGTGGGATTGACGATCGCCACATGCCGCCAACGCACCGGCGGGTACGATTGCAGCGTCTCGTTGATCCAGTCCTCAAAGCCGTAGCGCAGCTTCTTCCACGGCTGCATCGCATTGGGTTGATAATTGTACCAGAGGCTCAACACGTTCTCGAACGGCATCGTCGGATCGTAAGTGAGGTATTGCGTGCCGGGCGGCGTGGTGAAGTCAATGCGGTAGTGCAGGTGCGGCCACGCATATTGGTTCCACAATTCGCGCTGCGCGCGCTCGAGCAGGGCATTCTGCATGTCGACACTCGACAGCCCGTGCGCCGGCAGAAGCGAGGCGTAGATCTCCGCTCGCAACTCATAGCGCAGGTCAGCGAGCGTCACTCCGATCGGCATGCCTCTCAGACCTCGACTTTAGCGGTTCGCTTCAGCGGCGGCGCCGGAGGGGGCTCGTCGGTCGGCGGCAGGCGTTTCTCCGGCCGCTTCTGGCCCTCGGGCTCGCGCTCGCCGGGGAAAGTCATGTCCATGATTGGGCGCTGGCCCGGATAGACCATGTTGACCGCCTCGGCCCCGTAGAGGCTGAGCAGGCGCATTTTCTCCATTTGCGCTGTCGCCGGCGCCTCGCGGGCGAAATCGCAATCGTACACCGATTCATCGCCATGCAGGTGCTGCAGCACGCGCACTTCCGGCCACGACACCGGGTTGTCGGGCCCGCGGTACATGACATGCCCGACCTCGCCGCCGAGCTGGATCTTCGCGCTCACGTAGTCCATGTCTTCGCCTTTCAGACCTTGGTGTCGTCAGTGAACCCCTGGAATCCAGGCTGGCCCATGAACTGCTTAAGCAACCTCGCGCGGGCCGGGTCCGCGGTCGATGTCGGCGCATTGCGGGTGATGGCGCCGCGGAATTGGCGTCGCAGGTCGTCGATCTGCGGATTCGGGACATAAGGCGCTTCCCCGCCCGTGATGCTGCCCGGCGTCAGGCCAGACGTGTTCTGCGCTTGGCTCTCGCTATAGGACGGGCGATTACGAATGTAGTCTTGCACGTTCGGCGGCAGGTCAGCCGGCAACGGTTGCGGAGGTTGCTGGGGGCCGCCGTAGAGCGCATCCATAAGCGAATCCACGCCCAGGGGCGTCGGCGTCATCGGCCGGGCGGGCCGGCCGCCGGGCATCGGTGTCGGCATATTCGGTCCGGCCATACGCGTGGGGTCAGGCCCCAGACCCGGCGGGCCTGGAAACTGCGGGGGCGGCCCCTGTGGCGTCGGCGATGCAGGATAGGGTGGCGGCCCCTGTGGCGTCGGCGGCGTGGGTAACTCAGGCCCCTGATAGGGCGTCGTATAACCTGGGCCATTCTGCGGCGTCGTCGGCCGCCGCGCCATCGAACCTAAAAGACCCGCGACTGTCGATAAAGCCATTCGGTCTCTCCTCGCTCAACCCGGGAGCTTGATTCCCAAGCCGAGCGCGATCTGCTCGACCAGCGCCTGGAGGGCGGCGAGCCGCGCCTCCAGGCGATCGAGGGTCTCGATCAGGCGTTCGTCATTGCTCACTTGATCTCGATCACCAGGCTCGAGTTGCGTTGCGTGGCGACCATCTGTCCAGTGCTAGTGACTGACTTATAGAGGACGAACTGGTTCGCTGGCCGCGCCGGCGTATGATCCTTCCGCCATTCGTCCTGCATCTGCACCAGGAAAATCTTCTTCGGATCGAACCAATAGCAGCGCTTGGAGAAGCCGAGGTCATCGAGGGCCGGGTCGTACTGAAAGTCGGTGCCCAGGTAGCTGAGCTGGCCGACGCTGACGTCGCGCGAGTTGGAGAACCCGGTCATCGAGTAATTGCCGTTGGCCCGCACCTCGACCTCCATCGCCGAGAGAAAGGCCGAGCCGCACAGCGCCATGGTCGGTTTGCCGCCGTAGCGAATGAGCTGCCGGTACTCGTTTTGTAAGACGGTGATCAGGGCGCCGCCGTTGGTCGGGCTCGAGGTGATCGAATCGCCGCCCCACGCCGCCAGGGCCGGCGTGCCGCCGACCTTGATCCCGAACGCCGTGGTGTGGGCGCGATTGCGCCACCACCCGTTGGCGGCCAGGGACTGGTCGAGGCCGGCGATGGTGCCGACCGACGGGTCGGTGCTGATCAGGTACTGCATGCCGGCGAGCGCCTTGGCGTCACCGGTGCCGTCGCCCCACAGCAACGTGTTCATGCCGCGTGAGTATTGCTCGCCCAACTCGAACAATTTGTCCTGAAACAGATTGACCAGGACCGTCTCTTCACGGTCCGTATGCTCGGTCGTGTTCTCGGCGTTGGTGTCGACGACCGAAATGCCGTCGATTTTCAATTCTGTATGCGTTAACGTTAAGCCAATGTGATGTTCACGCCAAGGATAGTTGCCCCTGACGATATTCGACGGCGTGAAGAAAGCGACAGTATCGTTATGGGTGTAACCTTTAACGACATCATTACCACTGCCATCGCCGAAATTCCCGTGCAAGGCAACACTGATGTTGCCTTTGCCGCCGGGCATTTTCTTCGGATTAGTCTCCGCCCACTTGAGTAGTGGCTTGTCTTGCAGGGTCTGGAAGAACTCTTCTGGCCGTTGCCAGTAGTAGTCGAGAGCCGAATTCGCGATATTGGCGATTTCGCCAGCGGTGAAGGCCATGATGGATGAGCGCTCCGAGCGCAATGATTTGGGTCATCGGCCGCGCTCCAAAGCGTAGTGAATCGCCTCCTTCAGGCTCTTCGGCTCCGGGCGCGACCCGTTGACACGGGTTGAGATGCTGCTCGGGACCGGCCGCGTGGGCTGAAGTCGAGGTTGAAAGCCTGAGACGAGACTGTTGGCGCGATCGTAGGCGACACGCGCAACAGTGATGGCCTCTTCCTCGGAACGCGGCGGACCGCGTTCCTGTACAACAGCGTGCAGCAGGTCCCGAACCAGGGGCTCCTTGCGCGCATAATCGGGGTCGGATTTTCGGACTTGGGTCTCCCAGGCGGACACCGCGTGCGCGATCGACGTCTGGAACGCCTCGCGCTCACGCTGGTTAGTTTGAACAGTCGTTTCCGTCGTCAGCTTTTGCGCGCGGGCCTCGGCGATCTGCCGGGCCCCGCGCTCCTGCGCGACGTAACGCGCGGCGTCCTGGGTCATGTGCCCTTGCTGGACCGCTTGCATGAGGTCCTGCGGCAAGGTGACGCCCAACGATTCCTGCGCTAACCGCACATACGGAGTGACGCCCTCGAGAAAAGCCCGGAAGTCGCCGCGGCGCATGGCCGCGG